CCCCGCCAGCAGGGCAAGTCCACCGCGCTGAACGCCGTCATGGTTGACCGGGCCCTCGAGCGCCCCGACCGCAACATCGCCTACACCGCCCAGGACCGTTCCCAGGCCGCCGAACGGGTCGTAGAACAACTGTTCGACCGGCAACTGGCGCGCGGGAAGTTGCGCCGCTTCGCCCGGGTGCGCCGCACGAACGGGTCGGAACGGGTCACGTTCGCGAACGGGTCCCGGGTGATCGTCGTCGCCCCGACCGACCAGGCCGGCCACGGCTTCACACTGCACGCCGCCGTCATCGACGAAGCCTGGGCGCAGACGTCGATGGCGTTGCCGCAGGCGTTCGGCCCGGCCATGATCACCGTCGCCGACGCCCAACTGTGGGTCGTGTCCACCGTGGGCGACGGCACCGACGTCCTGCTCCAGCATTACCAGGACCTCGGCCGCGCATCGCTCGGCGACCCCGCCTCGAGGGTTGCGTACCTCGAGTGGTCCGCCGGCGACGACGACGACCCCGCCGACCCGGCCACCTGGGGCCGGTGCATGCCTGCCCTCGGCGTCACGATCACCCCCGACGCCGTCGCCGCCGAGCTGGCCGCCGACCCGGTCGGCTTCGAGCGTGCCTACCTGTGCCGGCGCCCCGTCCACCACGAGCAGACCGTGATCGCGCTCGAGGTGTGGGCCGCTGCCGCCCACCCGGCCGACCAGCTCGCCGACCCGGTCGTCCTGGCCGTCGATGTGAACGTGGACCGTTCCGGCGCGGCGATCGTCGCGTGCTCGCGCTCGTCCACGACCGGTGACGCCTGGGTCGTCGACGTGGTCGACACCCGACCCGGGGTGCTGTGGGTCACCGGCCGGCTGCTCGAGCTGATCGGCCGGTGGCATCCCCGCGCTGTCGTCGTCGACTCCTACGGCCCGGCCGCCGGTCTGCTCCCGGAGCTCCAGCGCGCCGGGGTGCCGGTCCAGGTCACCGACACCGCCGCCATGGCCGCCGCGTGCGCCGGCTTCTACGACGACGTGACCGCCGGCCACCTCCACCATCTCGACCAGCTCGAGCTGACCGCCGCCGTCGCCGGCGCCCGCCGCCGCCCGTTGGGTGACCGGTGGGTGTGGGCGCGCCGGGCCGCTGTCGTCGACCTCGCCCCGTTGATCGCCGCGACCCTGGCGCGGTGGGGCGCCGCCAACGGACCGGTCGCGCCGGTCGTCTACGCCCGCTAGGCCGACCCTGTGCCATCGTGGCGGCCGATCGCGCCCCGGGATGGGTGACGACAGCGCAAACGGGGTTTCGGCGCTTAGAACGGCTCACAGCGTGCCATAACCGCGCGCTGTGTGACATTGACCGCGGCGCGTGTCATAGCGCAGGTTGGGCCGGGATGAACCTGCTCGCCGGCCGGACCCGACGCACCTCGTCGCTGTCGTTGGGTCCGTCCGGCGAGCGGACGAACGCCGCGCTGGCCGCCGTGCCGGACGCCACGGTGTCGACGTCGAGGGGTACGACCCGCGGTGGCGCCCCGCTCGAGCCGTTCACCGTCGATCCTGACCTGATGGCCGCCGCCAACTGGCCGGTGTCGCGTGACACCGCCTGGGGGTGCCCGGCCGCCGCCCAAGGGCTCCAGTTGATCGCCGGCACCCTGGGGTCGATGCCGTTGGCCCGCTACCGCGGGTTGCGCCGGCTGAAGCTCCCCGCCCTGCTCGCCCAACCCGACCCCGAAGAGCCGGCGTCGGCGACGTTCACCCGGCTGATAGAGGACCTGATCCTGTACCCGGACGCGTTCCTGCTCGTGCTCGAGCGGGGCGCCGACGGGTTCCCGATGTCGGCCCGCTACGTCGAGCACGAACGCATCGCCGACGCCGACTTGGCCCGGGACCCCGACGACCCGCTCGCCGCGCCGACGAAGCAGTACCGCATCGACGGCGAGGTGCTCGTCCCGGCGTCCGAGGTGATCCGCTTCCCCGCCCATTGGCCCGGCCTGCTCTGCGCCGGCGCCAGCGCCTTGCGCACCTCCCGGCTGCTCGAGCTCGCCGCCCAGCGCTACGCCGACGTCGACGCCCCCGCCGGCGCCCTGCGCAACGCCGGCGCCGACCTGCCCCCGGACAAGGTCGACGAAATGCTGTCCACCTGGGAACGCGCCCGCAAAGCCCGCACGATCGCCTACCTGAACAGCGTCATGTCGTATGAAACCTATTCGTGGAAACCGGAAGAGCTCCAGCTCGTCGAGGGGCGCCGGTGGCAGACCACCGAAATCGCCCGGGTGATGAACCTGCCCCCGAAGTACGTGAACGCCGACAGCTCGTCCAACTTGACCTACGCCAACGTTGAATCCGAGCGGCGCGACCTTGTCGATCTGTCGTTCCGCCCGTACATCGCCGCGGTCGAGGGGCGGTTGTCGATGAACGACGTGTGCCCCCGCGGCCAGAACGTGCAGATGATCCTCGATGACTTCTACCGGGCCGACCTCGCGACCCGGGCCAGCTACTACGTCGCCGCGCTCGGCCCCAACGGCTGGCTGACCCGCGACGAGGTGCGCGCCCTCGAGCGGCGCCTACCGCTCGGCCCCGGCACCTCGCCCACCGACGAAGGGACACCTGATGGCACCCAACCGGCCCCCTGACCCCGCCGGCGACCGGGTCGACCTGTTCGTCGACGGGTTGCGCTTCGAGGCCACCGGCGTCGACGGTGACGCCCCGATCCGGGTCGCCGGTCTGGCGTTGCCATGGTCGACACCGGTACCGCTCAACGCCTGGGGCGACACCGTCGACTTCGCGCCGAGCTCGGTCGACCCCGCCCACCCCGCCCGGGTCAAGTTCCTGCTCGACCACAACGATCACGCCATGGGCTACGGGGTGTCGTTCACCGCCGAGGCCGACGGGTTGCACGCCGTCATGGAAGTGCCCCGGTCCGAGCTCGTCGACCCGGCCACCGCCACCGCTGTCCGCCAGATGGGCAACGGCATCCGCGACGCCCTGTCGGTCGGCGTGATCGTCGACAAAGCCGACCGGCATCCCGGCGACGACGGCGATCACTTCACCGTCACCGCCGCCACCCTGGTCGAGCTGTCGTCAGTGCTCGTGCCCCGTTTCGACGCCGCCCGCCACGACCGGGTAGCCGCATCCGCCCGCCACCTCAACAGTCAAGGAGTCACGCCCATGCCCACCGACGCACCGCCGTTCCCGGCCCGTACGACGCCCCCGGCGATGCTCGCCGCGCTCGACGGCCCACCCGACGACAACCCGCCCGACGACGAAGACCCCGACGCCGAGCTGACCGCCGCCGCGCCCCGCCACCCCGCCGCGGGCCGGGGCAACCTGGTCGCCTACTCCGGCCGTCGTGGCCCCGCCGTCGATACGTCGCTGCGCGGTGTCGCCATGGCCCTCGCCGCCACCGGTGGCGACCCCCGCCTGGTACGCGCCGCGCTGACGAACGTGACGACCGCCGACGTCCCCGGGTTGATCCGCCCGCAGTACGTCGACGAGCTCGTCGGCTTGGTCAACCTGGGCACCCCGGCCATCAGCGCGTTCCGGCAGGGCATCGTGACGTCGAATCCGATCGTGTATCCGCATTGGACGACGCTGCCGGTCGTCGATGTGGTCACCGGCGAAAAGGTGGCGATCCCTTCGGGCGCGGTGAACATCGCGTCGGCGTCCATCGCGGTGAAGACCTACGCCGGCGGTAACGACGTGTCGGTGCAGACGTTGGATTGGTCGAACCCGGACTTCCTGACCGCCTACTTCCAGGCTTGCGCCGAGGTGTACGCCCGCAAGATCGAATCAGCGTTCGAGACGGCGCTGGACACGTGGGCGACCGGGGTACCGACGACCGGCAACCTGGTCGGCGACATTGGCGCCGCCATCGGCGCTGTCGCCGGAACCGGGTTGCCCGGGTCGTTCATCATGCTCATGTCCGGCGATGTGTTCGGCAAGCTGTTCACCGAGCTCGCCGGCACATCTGGGTCGATTTTCGGGATCGTGAACGCATCCTTCCCGCAACCCAAGATCGTTGTCGGCCCGTTCCTGCCACCGGCCACCCTGATAACCGGCATGACCGGCACCGCCATCACGTTCCAAAACTCGGGCGCCCCGGTGCGCCTGCGCGCCGTCGACGTGTCCCTACTCGGCGTCGACCTGGGCGTGTATGGCTACTTCGCGTCGGCTCTGCTGTACCCGGCGTCGCTGCGCAAGGTCACCGGGATCACCGCGTTGGCCGGTGCCACAGCGTTCACCGACGAGCAGCAGGCCCCGGTTGATCTGCTCGCCCCGGGGAACCGTAAGCCGGCCGGGGACACGGCCAAGAAGTAATGGCACCCCCGATCGTCGACCCGGTCGCGCTGGGCGCGTTGCTCGGCGGCCATCCCGACGCCGAGCTCGTCGCCTTGTGCGCCGACGCCTCGAGCGCCGCGGTCGCCGCGGTGGTCGACGGCCCACCCGACGACGCCCTGCCCGATTGGGTGTGGCCGGCGAATGTGACGTGGGTCGGGTTGGCGATCGGCGCCGACGTGTACAAGTCGATCACCGCGCCGGGGGCCGGCTACCAGCTCGACGGGTCCACGTTCCTTGACGCCAGCCGGATCACTTCGGCGTTGATGAAGCGCTATGAGACGCTGCTCAACCCGTCGCGTGCCGTCGGGAGCATGGTCGGCTGATGGGATTGGACGTCGGGTTGACCGCGTTCCGGGTGCGGCTGGCCGCCGAGCTCGCCGACGCCGACGGCCGCCCCGACGTCTACGGCTACCCGTCGACCCCGCCGTCGTTCACGGCGCCCTGCTACATCGTGCAACCGGAATCCGGTTACGCGCTGGGTCGGGCCACCGCGTGCGTGGTGCCGGTGGCGGTGACGGTGCGGTGCATCCCGATCGCCATCGATCAACCGGCCGTCTACGACGAGCTCGACGCCATGATCGAAACCGTCTACGCCGTGCCCGGCGCGCTGGTCGTTTCGGCGTTGGTCGGCGCCCGCGACATCGCCGGCCAAACCCTGCTCGTCGCCGAAGTCGACATTCAAGCCAACGTCACCCTGCCCACCCTTCTAAGGAGCTGACCCCATGTCCGCAACCGTGATCGTCGTCACCGACGCAACGGTGATGTTCGGCACCACCCCCGGCGGTGTCGATTACAAGTGTCAGGTGACCAAAGCTGAGCTGGTCGCCACCCCCAACCTGCAGACTGTGCCGGCGACCGGCTGTCAGCCGGAGACGCAGGTGCCGGCGGCCACCGGGTTCACGTTGGACCTCGAGTGGTTGCAGGATTGGACGGCGACCGCACCGGGGTCGCTGTCTCAGTACCTATTCGACAACGACACGACCGAAGTTGATTTCTCGGTGTCGCTCGACTCCGGCGATGTCCTGATGCCGGTGGCGTCGGGAACGGTGCGGCTGGTGCCCGGTTCCTACGGTGGCCAGTTCGGCACCCCGCTGCTGGCCACGGTGACGTTGCCGGTTCAGGGCAAGCCGGCCATCGGCACGGCCGCGACGGTGCTGTCAGAGCGCGCCACCGTCGACGCGTGAGCACCCCCGACCAGTTCGTCGCCAAGCTCGATGACCTGGCATCGACGTTCGATCCGCGCACGTTGCGGATTATCACCGAACGCGTCGCCCGCGCCCTGAAAGCGCCGATGACCTCCGCCATCCGCCCCAACTCGCTGTCGGGGTTCGGCCGGGGCGCCCGGCGTGGGTCGTACACGGTGAAGGCGCGTTACGACATGGACGGCAACAACGCGGTCATGTCGCCGACGATCAAGCCGTTGGCCGCCATCCTCGAGGACGGCGCCCGCAATCCGTGGGACAACCCGAAACGCTCGAGCGGGCGCCGCAAGACGGTCGGGTTCTACTACCGGGCGCCGGTCCCGGCCCGCCACGCCTGGCAACCGGCGATCCGCGTCGCCCGGGAAGAGACCGGGCGGCTGGTCGACCTCGAGGTGCAGAAAGTCCTACGCCGACTGTTCACCGGGTAGATCGTGGCCAGCTTCACTGAGCGGGTACAGGTCCTGATCGACGTCACCGGTGACAAGGCGTCGTCGTCGCTGTCGTCGATCAAGGGCGCGGTCGCCGACGCCGAAGGTGGGTTCGGGAAACTGAAGGCCGGCGCCGGCGCCGCGTTCGACGCCATCGGTGTCATGGGGCCGGCCGCCATCGCGGCGGCCGCCGGGGCCGCCGCCAAG